GTGAAGACGCGGTTATAAGCGAGAGCCCTACTAAAGAGCTTCACGAAAATTCTGATAAGGAGAAAGACGAAATGGCTGATCAAGTCGTAGATACAATCGATCTCACCGCTGCAAAGCCAGCCGAAGAGATCAAAAAAGAAGCACCACGTGCTGAAGTGTCTGAGCCTGGAGTTGCTGAACTGGTTCAAAAGACCGGTGAAGCTATCGTGAAGGAAGCAGACGCTGCTGACCAGCAGATGCTGGTCAAAGGTGATAGCAATACCGCTTATACACCGCGTGAATCTGAGGAAGTCGCTGAACTGAAAGCTCAGATGGAAAAGTATCAGGAAGAGATTGCTGCATTACAGCGCTCTAAGATGCACTATCAGGAGCAGAGCCGCAACCAAGCTCAGTATTCTGAAAAAGAAATGGCTAACGCCGTATTGGTTGCTAAGCTGTTAAACAAGCGTGACGTTTTTGACACCAAGATGGGTGCAAAGATGAAAGCTGTCACATCTGTTGACCAGTTCTTGAGCAACTTCTCACAAAACATTTACACTGAAATGGAACAGCAGCTTGTTGTTGCTCCAATGTTCAACCGTATGCAGGTGGACGCAAAAACATTCCGCGTACCAGTCGCAGACGAAGACACAGACGGTGATGTAGCACAGTTTGCCTCTGGCACATTTGCTACGGGTATTGCTGACGCAACTCGCGTACCAACCAGCAACCAAAACACCATTAGCTCTGTGGACTTTACCCCGCATAAGTTCATGGCTACCACCCACCTCGCAAAAGACGAAGAAGAAGATACCGTTCTTCCTCTGCTCGACTTCTTGCGTGCAGCTGCTACACGTCGCTTAGCACGTGCTATCGATAAAGCAATCCTCCGTGGTACTGGTGCTCTGACTGGCTTTACAGCATCCCCGACCAACGCTATTACCGCTGGTACTGGTTATGCTTCTGTCATCGAAGGTGTTACTAACCTGACAGGTGACGTAGGTGCTGGTCTGACTGTGGACACAGGTTCTGCAAACGATAAAGCTGATCCAACAGACATCGCTGCAGCCCGTACTAAGCTTGGCAAATATGGCCTTCAGCTTGGTAACGACCTGGTGTACTTAACAACAATCGAAGGTTATAACAACCTTGTAACAACTTCTGACTTCCAGACAGTTGACAAGTTTGGTCCTAACGCAACCTACCTTACTGGTTCAGTTGGCGCCGTTTACGGTATTCCGATTGCAATCACTGAGTTCTTAGATAACGTTGGTTCTTCAAACAACGATATTGGTGTCCTGCTTTATAAGCCTGGCTTTATGATTGCAGAACGTCGTGGTATCGAGATTGAGAGCGAGTACGAACCGCGTCAGCAGGTCACTGCTATGTACATGAGCACTCGTATTGACTTTAAAGCTCTTACAACTAACTCAAGTGCAGCTCTGGATGCTACTAAGTATTCTTACGCTGTTACTGTTGAAGCTGGTTAATCTTAGATTAAACATCTTTGAAACACATGGGGGAGGCGGTCATCGCCTCCCTTTTCATTATAAGGAGAAGTAAATGGTTAATATTCCAACCGATATCACAAACCCTGAAGATGCAAAACACTGGCTTATAGTCAATGGATATAGCATTGAAAGCGCAGAATCTATAATGGCAAATTGGTCTGCTTCAGTCTCTCCCTCATCAGCACCCATTGTTGAAGAGGAAGTTCTAGAGGACGATGATTGGGAAGATGAAGAAGAATCTGAAGACGAGGAGTAAGGTAGGAACAAATGGTAGATCGTTTAGAGGAAAATTTAGGAAAATATGCATTTGTAACTTTAGCACAGGTTAAAGATTACTTAAGTATTTCATCAGATGGCCAAGATGCTCGCTTGGCTAATATAATTAATTATGCGACGGGTGTTGTTGAACACTATATTGGTCAAGAAATTTTAGCGAATGATTACGTTGAGGTGTTTGATGGTGGTAAAACTTCTGTTATGGTTTCTCGTCTCCCACTCTCAAACGTCTACCAGGTTTCTGAATTTAATGGCACAGAAGATGTTATTCTCGCTGATCCAACTACAATTGGTAGGCCAGTAACGACCCGCGACACAGACGCTACAACACTAACATTTAAAAACGATGCTCATATTAATTCAAGGATTAAAAGATTTGGTAAATCTTCTTTAGAGTTAGATACTAGTGATTATCTCTTAGGTGGTACTGTATCTGATGATTTAAAATTTGAAGAGGGTGATTTTACCATTGAGATGTTTATTAGAGTTGATGAGGCGACTTTACAAGATAATGTGTTATTTGCAATTAATACAGACGCTTCAAATTACATGGAATTTAGATTAGCAAATCAATATGGTTTAGCATTTGAGGCAAATGTTTCAGGAACAGCAACTACAGTTCAAGGAGCTAATAATTTAATTGAGAGTCAGCAGTTTGCTAAACGTCGTTTTGCTCATGTTGCAGTGTCTCGTGATTTAACTGAAGAAAAATTATACCTACACTACAATGGTAATGTAATAGCTGATGCCTCTTTCACTGTGGCAAATTTAACTTTTACATCTAATATTGAACTAGGAACAACGTTTAAAGGTTATATGGACGAGGTAAGAGTTTCAAATATGGCTAAATACTCTTCTGCTAATTTTACTGCTCCAACTAAAAGGTTTAGACCTGACGGAGAAACTATTTTCTTAGTTCATTTTGATGGCAAAAATGATGATACAGAGGCTACAGACGTTCATAACGCAACTAATGAGTATAACTTCTCAAGAGATATGGGAGAGGTCACTAGAGATACAGGGGCTGTTGGAGTAAGAGGGACTTTTCCTACTATTCGTAATAGTTATCCTGCTATGACTTTATCTGGACCCCCTGGTTTTTCTCCCTTCCCGTCTGGTGTAAAGGTTGAGTATCGTGCTGGTTATGAGTCTGGAGAGGTTCCGCAAGATATACAGCTTGCTACTCTTGACATGATAAAACTATTATTTAAACAAGATCAAGAAAAACGTGGATTCTCTTTTGAAGGTGAAAGAGGAGATTCTTTTCCTTTAGCAGGCAATTTTCCTCCACACATTAGACGTATCTTAGACTTATATAGGATCATTTCGTGAAACTAGACGTTGATATTATCTTTGATGGAGTTCCTGACGGTAAGAAACTAAAATCAGAATTTGCTAAAGCTGTTAAACTAGTCAAAAATAAACAATATAAATCAACACCCCAGGATAGAGCTAAGATGTTAGATCTTCAGCTCTTTTCTGATTTCTTATCTGGAGGTGCAAGAGGTAGACAGTTTGACCCAGCTATTAAAGGGTTTTTTGGAGAACCTCAAGATTTAAATAGGTTTACTTCTCCTGAATCTGCTCCTGACGTTGAGATTGGTTATGACGATTTACTTATAATGTTTGGACAAGAAGTTGCAGATCAATTTACTTATGATGTAGACGCAACGTCTGAGAATAGACGAACTATTGAAATCAAACAAAAATTAGGTACAGGAGGAACAACTACTTTTACTCAGTTAGGCCGAGGAGAAAGAGGAGAATTTACTAAAGAGATCGAATCTATACGGCAACAAGCTAATGTTAAAGTTAAGCCTAGTGGACAGATTAAGGCCTCCTTGTACGATCAAAATATTTTATTTAAATGGTTTGAGTCACCAGGGCAAAAGAGGTATCGTGAGCGTTTAATAAAACAGTTTGAACAAAAAATGCAAAACTACCTTTTATTTACTTATGTTGATGGAAGGCTTCAAATATCTGCTGTCCCAGGGTTGGCAAAAAAGTTTAATCTTCAAAGCGCCGCAAATAGACGTAAATACACAACTCTTGAATTTACAGGGGGAGCAACAGGAGGTTCGGTAGCTCTTCGTACTAGTGCTGCAGGTGGAAAACTAATTAAGGATTCTATGATAAACGTTACCAGTCAAGTAATATCTCAGGCTGAAGATAAATTTTTAGAAAACATTTTAAAATTTTATGTTAGAGGTGAGGGGGCAAAAGTTTTACGTAAAACTGGCACTCAAACCAAATATGGATTTGTTAATGCCTTTGCAGAATTATTAGTAATTGGGCAAGAATTTGAAAAGAATCCTCTTGAAATAGACTTTCAAATCGGCCCTACAGCTAGTGGTGCTGTAAAGTCTACTACGAGACAATCTCGAAAAAGGCAACTAAGACCTCGTGATCCTATTCAAGAGATGGCGAGCACCGCACAGATTGAAGCTCTTGCTAGAAAACTTTTTAGATCAATTATGCCAAAAGGTAAGCCAGGCGGACCTCCTCCTCCAAACCCTACAGTATTAACTGAACGCACAGGAAGATTCGCAGAGTCTTTTACAATAACCAGAGTTAACCAAAAGAAAAAATTTATTGAATATACTTACGATCCGATATATAATGTTTTTGAGAGTGAGCGTAGGGCACCAAGTAATTTAATTGAACAAAAAGGATTACGTCCAGCAGTCCAACAACTCGTGGGCGAATATTACAGGTTTATAAGAAAATAATGGCCTCTAGAAGAACTGAGATTGTTGATCATATTGTTGACCAATTAAAATCCATCGACGGCGCTGTTTCTGGGTTCAATTCTTCATACACATATACACAAAATTTATTCAATAATGTTCACCGTAGGGTCAAGTTCTTAGATGAAGTTAACGACTTTCCAGCATTATACGTAAGCGCTGGGACCGAAATTCGAGATTTTGAATCTAAAAGTTTGACGGTAGCAACTTTAGACGTTACCATAAGAGCATACGTATTTGGGGAAGATAATTCTCAAAGCCTCATTGATGACCTTGTTCAAGACGTAGAACACGTTATCTATTCTATTGGAAACGCTCCTGATAAGGGCATACTAGATATGACCATAGATAGTATTAGTCCAGATGAAGGGTTAGCAACTCCTTATGGATTAGCAGAGGTTATAATAACTACAGTCTATAGATTAGACGGATAAGGAGAAAAGGGATGGCATCTCTTAATTTACAAAGAAATTCAGAGGTATTTTTGTCTACTGTTGACCTAATCAACGGTGCGGCAGTAACCAGTATGACCCCTCAAAACACTTGGAAACTTGAAGTGTTAGCGGGTTTTGCAACTACCTCATCCGCTGCGACACAGGATATTACCTCGCTTGAATCTGGTATAACTCCAGATCGCTCGCAGCAACGCTTTAACACTGCTATTAACCCTGTGGATTGGAATTTTCAAGTTTACTTGCGTCCAACAGGTGCAGAGGTTGGCGCTACAGCTGGTGGTACTG